GCCCCTTGTCGAAGGGGGCCTCGTCCCAGAGAGGAGATCTGTTATGAAGAAGCGAGGTATATGCATCAGACTGTGTATTCCTAGCGGCGATATGCGAGTAAGTTTCTGGCCCACCACTTGGCGGGAGGCTGACCATCTGTTTATCTTGTATAAACGGAGGCTTACCAAGGAGATATGGATTGATCCTTTCTCCTTCCTGACTAACTCAGATCGCGAAGAGTATACAGGTGATCGCGATTGTCACCACCTTCAATTCAATGGGGTGGTATCCGTATTGCCCGACAACTGGTATGTTAAATTACCACCGTCGAACACATCCTTAGGCGTTAACGCTTTTGACGTCCGCCAATGGAACGGATTTAAGTACGCGTTAGTCGGAGGACTGTCGATCGTACCTTTTGATGAACCCTTTTCTATCGAACAAGGGTCGTCCCAAGGTACGAATGGAACTATAACTTATAGTTTCAGCGGTCTTCCGTCCGAGTACTACGACAATGCCGCAGTCACTGTAGAATGTGACTACTCCAACGGTATATTTGGGGTATCCGGCTGGAAATCCAAAAGCTTTTGCCGATGGTTTCAAGTCGGTTTACGTCAGAAAGTCCGGTTGTCCGGACGAGGTTATTATACTGATGGACGTAGACCTCCGGGTTGGGATTATTATGGCTGGACTTGCGAATATACTGCCTTTAAAGGCAGTAAGCAAGATACCGGCGAATGGTCCCTTTCGGACTTCAGTTTCGACTTGATACTCAAGTTGTTAACTGACACAATACGCGAACTTATGGTTGCGTATGATCTACTCGTGCTCTTTAAGAGCATGAAGGAGCGTATGTTTTATGAGCTCCTATCTGATGCCCTCGAGAACGTCCAACAGCTGCATATTAACTCAATTGCGTATTTACGTGATTTGAGAAACATGTGCGGCAAGTTGGTTCCGTTGTTCAAGGCGCTACGCCATCCGTCGGTACGTCGGTTTAAGACCGCGTTCGCAGAGGCTAGCTCTCTGATCACCGGATCACGCCGTGTTTCCGCCAGTAGTAGATCACTGGCAAATGCCTGGCTTAACTACATCTATGGTTTGCGATTGTTCGCTCTCGATAATCGGGAGTTGACTAAGCTGGCCACGAATGTGGAACAGACAGAATCAGTTTTCCGTTCTCGGAAGCGATCCATCTCAAAGGGTGTGATGACCCCGTATGATTATCATATAACGGGAAATCTCAAACTCATTACAGATGGCTGTGACATCTCCACGAAAGCACTTCTTCAAGATGTGCAAAAAGTGGATAACAATGTCGCCGACAAAACGCGGAAGGTTTTAGCACTTCTCCGTAGAGTCGATGCCGTGCCCACGCTTGAGAACTTGTGGGATCTAATCCCTTATTCTTTCGTCGTGGACTGGGTCCTTCCCATATCAGACGCGTTACACAGGCCTTCGATGTTATCTGACATCGATTACTTTCACGTACGCGCATGCACTTGGTCTTTGAAACTCACGGTAGATTTCCGCATCGACTCTTGGGGTTGGACCTCAAGGATCTCTGCGAAACATTACTATCGTAAAGTCTTAACCAAGAATGATCTATCTTCCCTCCTCTCTAAACTGGATCCAAAGAGTTTAACTCTTTTGGATGGAATTTCACTGCGACATTTATTCGACGGTGTCGCTCTCGTGGTCCAACGGAAGAACCGTTGACAGGGTATGAACCTGTTAGTGACCAGAAAGGACTGAGACTTATGTCAGTCACGTTGACCTGGAATTTCCAGGACACGCCAGTTGGGACCGCGGTTGGATCTCTCCAGCCAAAGAGTCTCAACTTCTCCGTAGATTTCGCGAAGAAGGAGACGTCAGACGGCTCTGCTGTCGTGACGAATCTGACTAGCCCTACGGACCGCCCGGAGACCCTTAAATGGGCATCGTCCCGCGTTGCTAATGTCTACACAGGTACGGGTATTGAACCGTCCCTTCGTAGCCAAAACAAATCGGGTGTTTCCGTGGTAGCGCAGCTTCGAACGGTTGTCACTGCGACCGAAAGTTCGACTTCCGAACGCATTGATTACCCGCTGTCCGCTCACCTGGTGGTTAAAGTACCCAACGCAGATGTTATTACAGGAGATGTGGTTAACACACTCCTGTTGCGTCTCCTCGGGATGCTTTATGAAGAATCTGGCGCTTCACCGACGACCAGACTTAATGCTCTGATCCGCGGTGCTTTGCTTCCTAAGGCGCTCGCCTAAGGAGGGTCGGCATCGTGTCACTTCGCACAAGAAACTGGTTTAGCCAGTGGAAAGTTTTCCGAGATTGGCTCGGAACGTGCACCTTCCGTTTTCGTTCGCAGGAAATTTCTGAATGCGATCGACAAATCTGGGCTGATGCATTACAGCTTTGGCTCATCTTAACGGAAGATCTCGGTCTCTTAGGACCTCTTCAGGGCAGAGTCCTGACGAGGGCGAAAGCCCTCTGCAGGATCGACATCTCTGTTCTCCTGACGTTCTTGAAGGAAGCCGATAGTTACCTTTTGTCCCGTTTAGAGGACAAGGTGCCTAACGACTTGGGTGGTTTCATACGCCACCTTGAAACCTTCGGGGATCCAAGGGTCATTTTATGGCCCTTACGTCTCGTCCTGAAGAAATATTTTTCTTCAGGGGATGTCCATGAGTTTCGGACTATACACCAGTGGACGACGTTCCTGTCCCGAGTACAACTTAGTACTCTGGAAGACGAGGAGTTCGTCGCCGCCTATGTTGAGAGCGATAACGCAATCCGTTCACCAGACTTAGATCTGGCAGAAGAATGCAACGTCGTAATCCGCAGGTGGCTCAAGGACTTCCGGTTTTCCGGTTGTCCAAGACACGGTAGCGGGGCGGTTGCAGACCCTCCCGTTGATGGTCTTAATCTGAGTAAATACGAACGCTTAGGGTCAGATATTCTGATCCAACACGCTCTCAGGCAGTCTGGTTTCGATCAGCGACTGTTTCCCGTGTATTCGAGAATTTGGTCGCGGACGAACCTTCTGCGGTGCGTTCCAAAGTCCGCATTAAAGAAACGGACTATCTGCATGGAACCCGTCACCCTTATGTACTGGCAGCAGGCCATACTGTATGACCTGTTTCGCCTGTTTAAGGATAACGCCGAGATAGCTCAGCATATCGACTTGGCTCATGCCGAGAAGAATGCACAAGCTGCTCAACAAGCGTCGTTCTTCGGGGTTGACAGCACCATCGACCTTTCCGCGGCATCTGACTCGGTGTCGTGGGAGTTAGTTCGAAAGTGCTTTGCAGGTACTAGGCTGCTTCCCTGGTTGTACGCAACGCGGTCGCGTTACGTCCAATTGCCAGATGGAAGCTTCCATAGGCTGCGGAAGTTCGCCTCGATGGGAAATGCAACGACTTTTCCTATTGAGTGTCTGATTTTCGCGGCAATCTGCGAAGTTACGCTGAGTAATGCGGGTATGCACGCGGCGTTCTACCGCGTGTATGGGGATGACATCGTGATACCAACTCGTGTCGTATCGAGTCTGATCACGAACCTTGAAAATTTGGGATTTACGGTAAACCGCGACAAATCCTTCTATTTGAAGGCGGTCAACGTTTTCCGCGAGTCCTGCGGTGGGGAATATCTAGGGGGTTACGACGTGACCCCGATGAGACTTTCCCGTCGCTTCAAGGGCCTCAATGTCGAGGCATCATCTGTGGCTGTCTGGGAGTCCATGGTCGAGTTGGCGAACGCCAGCTTCGACAAAGGCTTCCACGGCTTGCGCCGATGGGTACTCCATTGCTTCTCGAAGCTCCCGATGAGGTTGCAACCGATTAGAGACGATGGTACCAATGGTATCAAAACGCTCGGACCGGCAGACAACTCCATGAGGGAACGGTCAATACAACCGTTCAAAACAGAAGATTTCTGCACCGTTTACATTCGCGGTGGCCGCGTTAAGCGCGCTTTTGACACGAGAAGGAAGCCCATAAATCCTCTAACGGAATTATTCCGTTATGAAGAATGGGTGGACCGCAGCCGACGACGGAAGGACGTCGATGATCTCATCGACATGTGGAAGATTTCTTTCACTGATTCCTCCGAAGTAGACCGCTATCCGTACGGGCCTGGGCGCCTCGTCAGCGCTTGGGTACGTAAGGGGGGTTTCTAACCTCCTTTCCTGCCTTACGACACAAAGGTGGGCGATTAGCCCCATGATACGGGGCGAAGAGAGGGCGACCATATCATGCTGTTCAAATCAGCAGTGGCCGTCGGCGGGGTGGCTCCCGCTTTACGCAGGAGCTCC